CCTTTTTCATTCAGCTCATTACAGAAAAAATACCGCTCACCGCCCTGTACCGTCAGGTCGATTTCCCAGAGTACCACCCGCGGTGACTGCTCTGATTTAACCGACTCGTTCAGACTTTCTTCGTGAATATCCTGCATCAGTTCACCACCTGCTCAATCGTACAACTGAAATCACTGTACCTGGCGTTATCTGTGACGCTCCACTCCCGGCATACCACCCTCACCGTCCGGTTATGTTTCGGCGGTCGCCACAAAAAGGCACGGTAACCACCATGCCAGGATAAAAATTCATCCAGCCAGCGCCGGGTTGGTTCATCCGTCACCCGGAACACCGCCTGAAACGTCTTCAGTCTGGCATTAAGTCCCGTCGGTCGGCGCTGTTCATAACCGTCACCAAACCGAACCCTCACCACCGACGGTTTCTCACTCACCTGCATCCCTTCACGCGGGACCAGATGCAGCGTTTTTATCTCAGCCACTCAGCATTCCTCCGTCACGTCGCATGGACAGCATCACCGCCTGCACCCGCTGGTCAATCAGCTGCACAAGACTGCCTGCCGCCTCCGGCCCTATCTGTCCGTTAGCCCCGTCATTCTGAATGGCGATGTGGTAGACCGGGGAATACACCAGACCGGCACTGCCGTTCATACTGCCCACCGCGCGTACGCCCAGCGAGCCATCCGCCGCCCGGGTCAGGGGCATAATGGCTTCAGGTCCGGCTTCCCCCATCAGCCCGGCCCCTTTTGCAAACGCAAAGTACGTGGGCGTGTCCACAATGCTGTTGCTGTACGCACTCAGGTTTGCCGAGGTATACACGCCGCCTTTTGCATTGGCCACCGCACCGCCCAGCCAGTCACCAATGCTGCCAATAAATCCTCCCGCACCGGACATACCGTTTGCCGCCGTCTTAATTCCGTTGACAATCGCGGCATTCATAAGAACTTTTGAGATTTCCTGCAGTACGGATGAGGCCCAGTTGCGCCATTCCACTTTGTTTCCGTTCAGCATCTCCGTGATGTTATTCACCAGTCCTGAAATCCCCTCCGTTGCCAGCTGTGCTGCCTGAGAGGCGTAATCGGATGCATTGTCCACCCAGTTACTGAGCCCCTCCTGCAAGCCTTTCTGCCAGTCCGCACGCTGCGCATCCGATTCGGCATAAAAGGCTGCCTGGTCCTTAAGGCGTTCGCTCAGATACTGCGCGTTCTGTGCCCGTGCCTGTCTGTAAAAATCCTCACTGATATCCCCGGTCTGATACTGAGACTGAAGGTCCGCATCCTTCTGGCGGAAGCTGTCGCGGATCTGCTGCAACTCCCGCATGCGTTCCCTGGCTCGTTCTCCCTGCCCGTACCCCAGCAGTTCGGCTTCATTTGATGCACGCGCAGCCACATTATCATTCTTCAGGGTCTCTTCCCGGGATCGCAACTGTTCCCGGATTTTTTGCTGGTCAATCAGGGCCGCGTTACGCAGCAGTTCCTGCTTCTGCATCTCCGTCAGGGTTTTCAGTTCTCCCTGCGCAGTCTGGTACTTCAGCTTCGCCAGTTCTGTATTCTGACCCGCCAGTGCCAGTTGCTCTTTCTGCTGTTTCAGTAGCCGGGAAAAACTGTCTTCCGCTTTTTCCGTCTCTGATTTTCCACCCCGGGATTTAGGTTTGTTCGCCTCGTTATTACGCCAGGCTTCCAGAGCATTACTGATATAACGCTGTCTCGCCTCCTGATACGAATCCCCCACAAAACCGAGGTCATCGGCCGCATACCCCAGCCGGGCACGTAATGCCGATCAGTTAAGGATCAGTTGACCGATCCAGTGGCTGTGTAAGAATCCGGAAACGCTCACTTGTTTCCGGATTTTTTTATGCACATTGGACAGGCTCTTGATCTGGTATCCCGTTACGATTCTCTGCGTAACCCACTGACTTCTCTGGGGGATTACCTCGACCCCGAACTCATCTCTCGTTGCCTTGCCGAATCAGGTACTGTAACGCTACGCAAGCGCCGTCTTCCCCTCGAAATGATGGTCTGGTGTATTGTTGGCATGGCGCTTGAGCGTAAAGAACCTCTTCACCAGATTGTGAATCGCCTGGACATCATGCTGCCGGGCAATCGCCCCTTCGTTGCCCCCAGTGCCGTTATTCAGGCCCGCCAGCGCCTGGGAAGTGAGGCTGTCCGCCGCGTGTTCACGAAAACAGCGCAGCTCTGGCATAACGCCACGCCGCATCCGCACTGGTGCGGCCTGACCCTGCTGGCCATCGATGGTGTGTTCTGGCGCACACCGGATACACCAGAGAACGATGCAGCCTTCCCCCGCCAGACACATGCCGGGAACCCGGCGCTCTACCCGCAGGTCAAAATGGTCTGCCAGATGGAACTGACCAGCCATCTGCTGACGGCTGCAGCCTTCGGCACGATGAAGAACAGCGAAAATGAGCTTGCTGAGCAACTTATAGAACAAACCGGCGATAACACTCTGACGTTAATGGATAAAGGTTATTACTCACTGGGACTGTTAAATGCCTGGAGCCTGGCGGGAGAACACCGCCACTGGATGATACCTCTCAGAAAGGGAGCGCAATATGAAGAGATCAGAAAACTGGGTAAAGGCGATCATCTGGTGAAGCTGAAAACCAGCCCGCAGGCACGAAAAAAGTGGCCGGGACTGGGAAATGAAGTGACTGCCCGCCTGCTGACCGTGACGCGCAAAGGAAAAGTCTGCCATCTGCTGACGTCGATGACGGACGCCATGCGCTTCCCCGGAGGAGAAATGGGGGATCTGTACAGTCATCGCTGGGAAATCGAACTGGGATACAGGGAGATAAAACAGACGATGCAACGGAGCAGGCTGACGCTGAGAAGTAAAAAGCCGGAGCTTGTGGAGCAAGAGCTGTGGGGTGTCTTACTGGCTTATAATCTGGTGAGATATCAGATGATTAAAATGGCGGAACATCTGAAAGGTTACTGGCCGAATCAACTGAGTTTCTCAGAATCATGCGGAATGGTGATGAGAATGCTGATGACATTGCAGGGCGCTTCACCGGGACGTATACCGGAGCTGATGCGCGATCTTGCAAGTATGGGACAACTTGTGAAATTACCGACAAGAAGGGAAAGGGCCTTCCCGAGAGTGGTAAAGGAGAGGCCCTGGAAATACCCCACAGCCCCGAAAAAGAGCCAGTCAGTTGCTTAACTGACTGGCATTACAGCCGGGCACGCTCTTTTTCTTCCCCTTTCAGTCTGGACAGGGCCAGCTCACGCTCTGTTTTTGTCAGGGCGCTCTGCTGTTTATTATCCAGAGTGGTCTGTGGCAGCCGTAACGGCACATTCACCAGTCCCTGCCGCTGCTGAAGCAGTTCATTCCCCAGCCCCAGCAGACGGTTGAATTCCGTATGCTGACCGTTCATAACCAGCATGGACTGGTACACCTTATTCTGCTCTGCCGCCTGCTGACGAATTAACGCCACACGACGGTCTTCCAGCCCGGCAAGCACATCCTGAATGGACTGCGCTTTTTCCTGCATCTGTGCCAGACGGGACTGCTCAACGGCAAGCTGCTCTGTTGCCTGAGAAAGCCCTTCCGTTACGGTCTTCACCGATGTCAGATGGTTTATCATGAATCCGTCACCGGTTGTCCAGCCAGGGTTAGCCAGAACATACTGATATCCAGCGATTTTTTCCTGCAGGGATTTCACCCGGCTGGCCTGTTCATCAATCAGCCGGTTCTGCTCTGTCAGCGCCGCCCGTGTTCGTCCTTCATTATCTGAGGCTTCAGGCAAAGACATTGACGGCGTTTTATGCGCGATTTCATCTATCGTCAGTGCATACTGGCGCGCTGACTCCCTGGCCTGCTCCTGATTCTGGTACAGCGTATACCATGCTGCTGCCCCCAGCATCACCAGTCCGGGTACGCCACCAACCAGTCCCAACGCACCAGTCATCAGACGTGAACCCACCGCCGTTGTACTGTTCAGCGCATTCTGGGCTGCGGTTCTGGCAGCAATATTTCTGTTCAGGCGTTCCTGTGTGGCCGCCAGACGGGCTTCTGCAGCAATCTGCATCTCCGTCCCGCGGGCTGCCGCCACAGCCTGCTGTGCACGGTACACGGCTGCCCTTGCCCGCGCCGTGGCAATCTGCGTCCCCCTGAGCTGTGCTTCCGCCAGTGCCACTTCATTACGTGCTGCCGTCACAAGTCCTGCCGTGGCAGACACCGCTCCGGAGGCCATATTGCCAAAGTACCGGGCAACCCCGACGGCAACCAGCGCCCCCGCTGCTGTTGCCACTGCATCAATATGTCCGGCCACACCATTCAGCACGCCGGAGAGCGTTTTCGTCGAGCCGCTGGCTTCATTCACACCGCCCACCCAGGCCATAAAGGCGTTTTCCACCTTCGTGATACTACCGGAAACCGTTTCCGGCATGGCCGCATATTCATCACGTAATATCCCCAGCTGGCTGATTAACGCAGGGACCACTTTATCCGCTGTCAGTTTTCCGTCATCCGCCATTGCCTTCAGATCTTTACGGGCCACACCCATCCCCGCAGCAAGCGCGCGGATCACCCGGTCGCCATTTTCGTTAACAGCATTAAATTCTTCGCCACGCAGTACACCCTGTGCCAGTGCCTGGCTGAACTGGGTGATCACCGAACCGGATTCCGCAACTCCAGCCCCTGACAGTTTCAGTCCTGTCGAAATGGCCTCCGTCACCTTCAGCACATCATCAGCACTGTAACCATATTCACGCATTGAGGCTGCCGAGCGGGCAAACAGGGCCGCATTATCTGAAAATGCCGTGCCCGTCCGCTGGCTGATATCCATCAGCACTTTCTGTGATGACGAAAATTCATCGGATGACTGCGACGCCTGTTTCAGTCGGGCATTCACGGAACTCCATTCATCGGCCAGAGAAATCAGGTGCCCGGTGGCAAAGGCACCGGCAAATGCCCCCGCCGTTCCGGCAGCTGAAGCGCGGATTTCCGTCAACTGGCTGTTCAGCTCAGCCAGGGCGCGTCGCTGCTCCCGGGCGACTGCGGCAGCCTGACGCCCGCCATTCTGCAGGGTCCGATAATATTCACTGCCCATGCGGGAAGCCCGCTGGATCTCCGACTGGAATGACTGCGAATTTGCCGAAATTTTGATAATCAGTTCACGTAACGTCGCCATTCACCTTTCTCCGGGCGTAAAAAAACCGCCTCAGCGGTTCTCATCATTCATGACTGTGCTGCAAAGTTCAGCGCGTCTTCCAGCGCCGCAAACGGATCCACCTCCGGCTTATCCTCATCCTCGCCCCAGCAGAGCATGGCGTCCTTCAGTGCAACATTCATCCCCTGTGCCCCGAAAACCGCTTTCACGATCTGTGCATTACGGATATCCCCGCGCTCATCACCCAGCGGGGATACCCTGTCGAACTCCATCCACATCATCGCCTCGCTCGCACTCAGGCTGTGCCGCAGTTCGGATAAGGTGCGCCCCAGACGGAGCGCAAGTCGCATCAGAAAGCGAATTTCCGGGCGGGCTACTTTTTTCTGGCCGACTCTGCATCAGCGATCAGTTCCAGTGCCTGACGCAGCAACCGGGCATGTACCGGACCATAGACGGCCAGCACCTGCTCACGGTCGTCCGGAGTGAACACCCGCTGCAGATCCGTATCACACAGGACATCGCAGAACAGCGTCACATCCGCTTCCAGGTTACGGCGGGTTTTCGCCACCACCGACAGGGTATCGTCATCCTCTCCATCACCATTGAGCACTTCCTGCCACAGATACCAGGCCTCTGCCGAAGGCTCCCGCAGCACCACGCTGACATTACCCCATTCCGGCACCTTCACCGTTTTATGACGAAACCCTGACAGTCTGGCCAGCGCCAGCGTTTTCAGATCCTTTTTCATGATGACCCATCCCCTTATCAGGCGGCTGCGCTCACTGTCACGGTGCATTCAAAAGACGTCACACTCTGTGCTTTCTCTGCCGAATCGGTCACCACGCAGGTATATTTCCCCGCATCAGCGGACTGCGCACCTGGCTTACTTAAGGTGTCTGTCGTCTGCCCGTCAACCGGCTGACCATCCTTCTTCCAGGCGTATTTATACGGCGGCGTTCCCCCGTTGGCACTGACTGACATTGTCAGCAGCGCACCGGTATTCACGGTAAGTGTTTTATCCAGATTTTTCACAAACGCCAGCGGTACCACAAAGGACACCGGTTTGCCTTTCAGACGCAGTGAGAACGTTGCAGCCACCACGCCGTTGGTACCGGATGACCAGGTGTGCTGACGCACTTCCGCCAGGAATTTAAAGCCCTTACCGGACGGAAACAGCACCTTAAACGCATACAACGCGTCATTGTCATAGGCATCACGCAGGGCGTTCTGGGCCTGATTCAGATAAAAATTACCCGACATGGAAATCTCAGACGACGCCCCCAGACCGTTGATGTTCTCCTGCTCTGTGGAGCAGAGCGTGGTCACATCAATATCCTGTTTCTGACCGGCGGTGAACTGGACTTCCTTGATGGTGCAGTCCAGGCGCAGATATTCCGCCTTATCCATAGTTTCAGCAGTCGCCGGGGCAGATGAAATCATCACCTGCGTCAGCTGTGAGCGTTCATACAAAGCAGACATTCTGCCTCCTGATAATAAAAAACCCGCACGCGGCGGGGTATGGTTTTGTAGAAAAAAAGAAAAAGTCACACCGTGACCTGAAACTCCAGGGTTGCACGGTAACAGCGGTTTTCCGGAATATAGTCCTGCATTTCACTGACGGATCCCGGGGCCAGCAGCATTATGGCTTCACGGGCGTCCTGACGTATCTGACGCGCCTGCGTCACAGTCCCGGCATAAACGTCTATCTGCACCGACACTGAGGACTCCGCCTGCCCGCCCATCACGTCCGCTGACACCGATGAAATCAGGCTGAAAACCACCCACGGAAGCGCCACCGACGGCCTGCCATCCAGCAGGGGGACCACATACGGGTACACCTGCCCGCCGGCAAGATGCGCCAGATGAGGATACAAATCCGCCTCCGTCATCGTCTCAGTACCTCATCAATGGCCCGGTTCATCCGCGCAATCGCCACCTGAGCTGCCTGTTCACTGCGCACATCAAACGCCGGGCGCACAAACGGGTGCGGTGGCATATTCACGGTCCCCATTTCCACAAACCGCCAGTAGAAAGCATTGCGCGGGTTATCCGCCTTCATGGTGTTATCGCTGTTACCGGTGTCCGGATTAACACCACGGATATGGACACCGGATTCCATCCCGCCATCGCGGGAGCGCCGGGAAAGGATCACCACATTGCGGCGCAGTTTTCCCCTGCGTACCGGTGCCCGTGACACCACTTCTTCTTTCAGCACATTCGCACCCGCACGGGTTGCCTCACGCAGCACCCGGTTATTTTCCGCACCACTCAGAAGCTGCAAATCGCGGCTGATGTCCTCCAGCCCCGAAAAATCCAGCAGGGTTTCGATCATTTTTCCCCTCCCAGCCGACAGAGAATTTCCAGACGCCCGCCGGTCGTATCCGGCACGGGCAGCCCGACAACGTTCAGGATCCGGTCACGCCATGGACCACTCAGCACATGAAGTCGTGACGCTGCTGTGATTTCCCGGCCGGACTGACCGCGCACCCAGATGCGGATTTCCGCCTGAGCCATTTCCGCACCGGACTGCATCCGCTCCCGGCTGCTCCTGCCCCGGATATCCGCATGAATTTTCCCGCATGACACCCACTCTTCCGTCATTTCTCCGGCAGCATTACGGGTTAACACCGGGTTCAGAACACTTATCATCTGTGTCAGACGACCTGCAGATATTGCCATCCCCCCCCCCTCCTCATAACACCGTCGGACAACGCAAATCGTAAATCAGCACGGACACAGAAAACGGCAGTTCCCCCTGCACGAGGTCTTCCCGCTCCGCAAGATCCGGATTCCGGTACAACATCCCGGTCAGGCGCATGGCAGCCCCCTTCATCCGGGTTAATGCCTCGCCCGGGATCAGTTCACCGTCCTCACGGATTACCTTATCCCGGCTGCCCTGAATGTAGGCCAGCAGCACAGCTGTAGCCTGACGAACCTTGTCCATCAGCATGTCATCATCCGCGTCATGGTCAACACGCAGATGAGCCTTGATTTCTTCCAGTGTCAGTAATGCTGTCACTTTCCACCTCCTGCATCCCGCCCTCGTTTTGCAGCCAGGGTCCAGCCTGATGAATGAGCTTCTCCGGGTTTATCACCGGTCATGCTGTTGCAGTGCCACAACGAGCCCCCCCACGTCACCGTATCGCCGGGGTGGTAGGTTTCGCCGGTTCTGAATACACCGCGATAGAGCATCACCGGCAGGGAAAATGTTTTTTCCGTACACTGGCCACTGCTCTGCCGGACCACCACAGTGAACGACCGTTCGCCGGTCATGCTGACGTCAATATCGGCCACCCCGTCAACCAGGCATTCCCATCCCCGCATCCCGTGCGTTTTTTCATACGCCCGCCAGAGTCCGCCCTGGTGTGTGGCATACGTGCCCCGGGGAAAGGATTTTTGCTCATCAATCGCCGGGAATATTTCCAGTGCCGTAGCATCACGCCCGTCCTGTGGAGCCGGCAGGGCACTCACCGCATCCAGAACCGCCTTCTGCAGAACTTCCGGATCGTAGTCACGACCGTCGCGCGGAACGGGGATATGACTCACGGCATCCGTCACCATCTGCTCGAGCATCGGACGCACATCATCCGGTGTGATACTTTTTCCATCTGCCGGTACCGGAAGTTTTCCGACAGCGTCATTCACCGCCCTCAGCAGCACCTCCGGATCATAATCACGACCATCGCGCGGAGCAGGGATATGACTCACTGCGTCCTTCACCATCTGCTCGATCATCGGGCGTACATCATCCGCAGTGACACTTTTACCGTCCGCCGGTACCGGTATTTTCGCGACCGCATCATTCACCGCCTGCTGCAGCACCTCCGGATCATAATCACGACCATCGCGCGGTACCGGAATGGCCCCCACGGCGTCATTCATCATCGCCTGCAGAACAGGGCGCACCTCATCCACCGTCACATGCTTCTGTAACAGAGCAGACAGGGAAGCCAGTTTCTCTTCAAACGCCCCCGACTGTGCGGCCATCTTCTCCTCAAATGTGCGCTGTAAATCCGCCAGCACCGTGGCGAATTCTTCACCCAGCGCACGGATAATGGACAGTTCACGCTCTGTCATTTTCGCAGTATCCCCCTGAACATCGCCTTCACCGCATCACGCTCTGTTTCGCTTATGGCCTTATTACCGTCAGATGCGCCGTCAGGCAGCTGTGATGAAACTGTTTTCCCGGTCGACGCGAACGGATCCTCACGGGCATCACGACGGGACAGCGCCTCCAGACTGTAGTTCTGCTGCTGAAGATACAGTGCATCACCGCCGGCCAGAGGCGGCAGGTTCTCCCGTTTACGGGCCTCATTGGGCGTGAGAAGCGTATTTTTCACCGCATCCCCCAGCGTTTTCATGCGCCGCTCACTGTCCATTCTCAGCAGCGTGGTGACATCAAATTCTGTACTCTCGTTTTCCCCCGTTTCCAGCGCCTCATCCAGTAACAGTTCAATGGACTCAATCAGCGTCTGCAGGCACTGGGAATAATACTGCTGCTCCAGCGCCTCCACGTTGTCACTGGAAGGCGGTTGTCCCACGCCAATCTTGTAGGCCGGGACACGGAACACCGAACAGACAATTTCAGCGGTCATCTTCAGTTGTTCCACCGTCTGCGCATCCACCGGTGAAAACGTCGTGGGGTTGTATTTTACCCCGTTGCTCAGAATGGCCGTTTTCCCCGCATTTTCGCCTGTATACCCGCTGTCCCAGTTGCTCTTCAGTTTTTTCGCATTTTCTTCCGTAATACTGCCGGGGATCTCAATCACCCCGGACGGCCTGCCGCCATTTCTGAAAAAAGACGTCGAATTTTCCTGAATATGATGCCCCTGCGTGGCCGCCAGCCCGGCAGCATACACCGGCGGCAGCCCCACAAGCGGATGAAAAAAACAGTTAAACCGGTCGTGGATCACTTCCCTGGCAGGCACCGTCACCGCCTCAGTGATCCCGCAGTTCCGGTCCGGTGTAATGCGATAGAACACCTCGCCGTCATCCGCCACCAGAGGTTCAACCCGGCTCCAGTCCAGAATACGCAGTTCTTTGATCTGCCCCCGGGAGTTACGGATTTTCAACACCACCGTATTGCCGTGACGCAGTTTGGCGTTCAGCCACAGTTCAAAAAACTGGATACGATTCTGCTGTGCATTGGGACGACGACAGAGACGGGCAATATCCCCCTGTCGTTTTTCACGGCGGATCCCCTGTGTATCGGTCTGCATCAGGCGCAGCCGCATTTTGGCGATATCCTGGGATATCAGCGAAATGCAAGAAAACACCGCGTGAAAGGACAAAACGGTTTCCGGATCGGCTTTCACACCCTGCTGCCAGGCACCGGCAAAAGGCTCAGCCACCGCCTGAAACAGGCTGGTCCAGCCCACCTCTTTTACATCACGTCCTGATTTCTGGTTTTTTCGGGTTCGCCGCAAAAGGTTCCACATTCGCCATGCTCCGCATCACGTTTCTTTTTCTGACCTGCCGGACGTCGCACTGTGATGTACTCCGCCTTCCCCAGGCGAACCAGCACCTCCGCACACGGCTGTGCCACATCACGGATATCCCCGGCCCGGGCATCATGCGTGCCCTGCAGATACTGGATTTTTGCCATCAGTTACTGCGGGAAGCTCGCGCCTCCCGCCCTCCTCATCAGACTCAGCCGCCGGACGCAGTTCCGTAGTTCACACCGGTGATCACCGCCACTGCCGCGGTACGGCGACGACGCCAGTTGATCCAGCGCTCCGCACGGATGGCCACGCTGCCGGTCTGGAACATGGAGACCAGCTCCACCGGTGACGGTGTGCTGCTGTCGCTGGTCGGTTCAGACTGCATCTCCAGTGACGCTTCACGGGACATATCCACCGCCACACCGCCGTCATCAGCCAGATAAATATCCGGCGCATTCACCAGCACCAGCTGGTCACCCACGTACTGGGAGACAATCACCGGCAGGCCCTGGAAGGTGCCGCCAAGCAGGGTCATGTCCGGATATTCCTTCTGACCCAGCGCATTTTTACGCATGGACAGCGCCAGGGCATTTGTGCTGGACATCAGCCAGACCGCACCGGTGGGCTGCAGGTTTGCTGCCACAAACTGACCAAACGCGGCTTCCGCATCCGTATCCGGGTTACCGGTTGATGCCGTGCCCTTCACATCATGGGTGATGGACGCAGGGGAAACATCGGCCACCGCCGCTTTTTTCGGGTCCACAAAGTCTGTGTCCAGACGCGCCACCACCGCTTCCGCCAGTGCATTACGGACCAGCGCATCGGCGGCAGGACTGGAAAAACGGATCAGCTCTTCCGTCAGTACCGCAATAGCCGCCACCTTCGCATGACTGAAGGTGATGGATTCAAAATCAAACTTCGTCAGGGGTCTGGCCTTACCCTGCCCCACCCAGCCGGCAGCACCACCGGACACCTGGGCATGCACGCGAATATTGAACGGCACCTGACGAAGTGCCGGGATCCCGCCATGACCAAATCGCCCGATAATGGTCTGCGGACGCAGATAATCAATAAAGTCCTGCGCATATTCCTGATATTCAGACAGGCTGCCTGCCCACTGTGGGTCCGTGGTGGTCCCTGCCCCCACCGCCGACTTCAGGACATGATGCAGACGGCTGTCATCCGGATACTGACGACGGGCCACTTCCAGGGCTTCAGAGCGGACACCTTTAGCCGCGGCCAGTGATTTGGCAAAGCGGGCGAAACCAATCCCCTTCTCCAGTTTCTGCTCAACACGGATCACCGGCGCTGAAGCCACCGTGGCCACATTCCCGTTACCGGCCTGTTTCACCGGCTGTGCCGTGGCGGCCTTACTGGTTTCCAGTTCACGCAGACGCTTCAGGTGCGCATCCACCTGACGGATTTCCGCTGCGGTGTTGTCGTAGTGCTCTTCCTCTTCCACATCCAGTGTGCGGCCTTCCTCTGCGGCTTTGGTCATGACCTCCTCAAGGGAGGCTGCCAGCGCCGCACGCTTGTTTTCAAAACTTTTAATCTGTTCACCAGTATTCATTGCTGACTTTTCCTTATGAAAAGAGGTTATTGACTGTGCCGAAGCGCCGGCAGAAGATGCGATTTTCACCACCGGTTTCCGGTTGCCGGACGCGGCAGAAAACGGGCGGTCGAAAGATTTAATGGTCTGGATGGTGCATTCCGCATTCGCGGGCACGGTGACGGCAGACACCTCCATCAGCTCCCAGCGCAGAAAATGCAGTCCGCCTCCGTCCAGATAAGTGTATTCATGGGGCCGGAAGCCCACAGAAAGCCCCCTGACCAGCCCGGTCTTAATGGCAGCCCATGCCTCATCCAGCCGGGCAGCCAGTTGCGACGGCATATCCGGTACGGGCTTCACCAGTGTTGCCGTGATTTCCAGCCCTTCCCTGATCCGACGCACCGTACACTGGCCTACAGGGCGGGAATGGTCATGCTGCCAGAGAAACGGGATCGTACTGCCAAACTCCGCCCCCTCCGGCTCCAGGATGTCACCATCCCGATCCGGAGAAGGCGTTGACGCAATCCCGGTGATCACCCGTTCATCCTCACTGAAGGATTTCACCGTCAGCAGGGAACAGGCCCGTTTAAGAGTCACATCAGCCTCCTGAAAATAAAAAAAACCGCCGCAGCGGTTCATGATGGTTACAGGGTGAGCAGGGTTATATGAAAAAAACCTCATACGCTTTCTTTTTCGGTTCCGGATTCAGGGACATCAGGGACACCGCATTGAAGAGCGCCATCAGCGGGTCAATTTTTCCCCGTCCGCTGGCCTGTTTGGTAATAAGGATGGCGTTACCTTTAGGCTCCACCCGGGCATTGCCGACACACCAGGCCATCAGGGGCTGGCCACCATGCACCAGTACCCCTTCAGCCAGTTTGCGCTCGGTGGTTTTGATGGCCCCGCCCAGCTTCCAGCCCTGGCTTATCCCCACCACAATTCCGTCGGGGATCCCGGCTTCCGCCAGTGAATCCAGAATCTGCCCCACCCCTGACGGGTCAATACCGATATGGTCCAGTAACTCAGCCTCATGAATGCGACGCACATATTCCGCCACTTCCGCCGTGTCATCCCCGACACGCCGGACAATGGTCATATCTCCACAGGCAACAAGATCCTGAAACCGGGACGCCTCGCTCTTCCGTCGGACCACCGCGGTTTCATGCGCCCAGGCATGGCCCCAGCCCAGCCATTCGCGGGTCTCCCGGTCACGCCCAATCACATACATCCCCAGCAGATCATCCAGCCCTCCGCCGTCAATCCCCACCGTCACCACATCAGCACGACGCAGGATATCGTCCAGGCTGATACAACGGCCCTGCTCTTCCCAGAAATCAGCCCCCGCCCAGCGGTCAGAGCGCAGGGCAAGACCAATTTCCACATTGGCGTGTTTTGACATGAACCCCCGGAATGTCTCTTCACCGGCTTCCCGGGCTTTACGGTACTCCCGGTACAGAAAGGCCTCATCCACTGAATAGCCGAGATTCGGATTGACCATGGCGAGGTTTTCCATCAGCAGGTGAGCCCCGCTTTCCACCATTTCAGGAGGGTGTTCAAATATCACCGGCAGAAAGTGCGGATCATGAATTTTGCCGTCGCGCACATCCCGGGCGTACTGCAGTTTCTGTCTGAACACCCCGGCAGGCGGTTCATTCGACTGGGTGGTCGTATACACCACAAACCCTTCCGGGCGGGAGGCAAGGCCGCCTATGGCTTCACGTAACATGTCCTCCGCCTTGCACTGCTTGCCAAACAGCCACAACTCATCAATCAGCGTACCCACGGACTTGATACCGGACACCGTATTCGGATCGGCAGCCACCACCTTCAGGGTGGTGTCTGTCACCCTGTGGGTGATGGTCCGGATATGGGTCTGTACCTGGCAGAGGTCATCCAGATCATCGTCACGTCGTACCATATCCCGGGCAGGGTTGAAGGCGTTGGCCGCCACCTCCACAGTCGGGGCCAGAATCGTGTAACCCGCCGCCTGCCGCCAGTTCAGTAACAGTGCAGTCATCATGATCCCCGCGGCCAGCGTGGACTTCGAGTTTTTCTTGGGGATAAGGATAAAAACTTCCTTGATATGGCGTACACCGGTCTGCGCATCGTAGGAGCCAAACAGGGCCGCCACCAGGTCAAACACCCACGGTGCACAGGACTCCCCGAACGTCGGGCTACCAGGTGCATCCACAATCCGCAGTTGTTTAAAAATCGCCAGGGCATGTGCGGCCTCGTCCGGATAAATCGGATCCGGAATAATCGACAGCCCCTTTTTCAGGCGCTCTGCCCAGTCCGGGCAGGCTGTGCTCCATACAGGTATCATCCGTTGCCCTCATTATCGTTATTCACCACCAGTCGGGGTGGCGGTGGCACCGCAAAACGGTTAGCCGCTTTTTTCGCGGCATCACCTTTTGCCGATTTTTTCCCGGTATCCCCTTTTTTATGGTGCGTGAACTGCGCCAGACGCCAGGCCGCATCCAGTGCCAGTTTCGGATCAATGCAGAGGTTTTCCACCAGGATCCGCCCCATGGCTTTCACCGGATCGGGAAGACCATCCTCCATATATTCAATACCAGGAGACATCACCGCGGACGGTGGCATCTCCGGATTATTTTCGTCCGGCTGAGGTATTGCAGCCGCCTCACGGCGACGGGGTTTATCCTCCTGCTCTGATTTTTTCTGCCGGTAAACAGGAACCTCATCCACCTCCACCGTCTCGCATTGTTTACGGGCTATAAACGCAAGCACCTCCGGATCTTTTGCCAGCTGCGAGCCTTTAACCCTGGCGGTCTTCGCCGAATAACCGGCGGCAATGGCTGACGCTGTTTTGTTTTTCCCGGACATGAGCGCCAGCGCAAATTTTCGTTTTTGCGTTGTCAGCACAGCCTCCTCCCGGGTCCAGAACGCACTCAGCCGGGTATGGTTCAGCCCATTTTTCCCCGGCGTCTCATGCCGCAAATGTTAACTGCTGCCTGGTTAACATTTGCTGAAAAAGCCTGTTAACATTTTTTCCGCACAACAAACTGAATAATAAAGATAAAAACCGCAAAAATGCCCGGGCAGCCAGTTAACATGTTAACTGCCCTGAAACGGGAATTTTTTCTCTGCGTGAGAGGGGGCGCGGTGTCCAAAGCGATCGTTTTTTACGCCGGATGATACCCCCCCCGGGTCGGGTTACAGTCCGATGATGTCGTCCGCTCTGTCACTACCTCCGGACACCTCCGGCAGCGTCGGGTCCGGCATACCACCCGCCGCTTCACGAGCAGACTTTTGTCGATGGCATTCGGTACAGAGCGTCCAGAGATTCGTCTCCTCATTACCACCACCGAACTGAAGTGCAATTCGGTGATCGAGTTCACTGTCACAGAGGTCAACCACACGACCACAGATACAGCACTGCCCGGCGTCCCTCAGCCAGATATGACGCTTGAGGGAAACACGTGCACTGCCACTGACACGACGCTGTTCCCCCTTCAGAATATTCACCCGTCGGGTATTCAGTGTTTTGATTCTGCTCTGGAGTGTACGAAGCTCAGCCATGTAAAATCCCCGTCATATGGCAATCAGTAAAGGAAATAAATATGTCATCGAAAAACCGGACCCGCAGAACCACAACCCGCAATATCCGTTTCCCCAATCACATAATTGAACAAATCAACATAGCCCTTGAGCATAAAGGGTCCGGTAACTTTTCAGCGTGGGTTATTGAAGCCTGCAGGAGAAGGCTGGCAACAGATGCAACGCATCTGCGCCCGACCAGCATGACAAATAACGAGAAATGAACGTTCGGTTTCTTCCACCATCGCACCGGACAGGCGACTATGAGGGGACAACGCCGCGCTCCGTTAACGCGGTAAACCCCGGTGTGTATCGTTTTTGATTATCCCCGCACACTCGCGCAGAGGAGTCTCCCTGTCGGGCTGCGGTCTCTGTTAATGCAGGAATACGGCGACAATACCGCGCATGGATAATAAGGTCGCTCAACACACTGGCTGTAATGCAGCGGATACCATGCGGCATTTAGCGGCATTTAGCGGCATTCATCGTACACTCCACGGTTAGCTCTTCATTCGTGGCATTCACCTGAAAGGTCCGGGAGTGTAATTGCGTACATTTACCACTGAACGAACCTTCAACAAGAACACGACCACGCTGCAAAATACGGAACGGAATTGTTCCCTGAAAAGGTTCTACGGTTACCCGTAATTTCTTCATGTATCCTCCGGATAATAAAAAGCCAGCTTAGTGCACTGAGTGCGGATATATTCCTGCGCCCCTTCCAGCTGCTTCTGCATTGTCATCAGCCGTTCTCTGAGGATGAAATAATCCCGTTCAGCGGTGTCTGCCAGTTGGGGGCCGGTTGCATTATCCACGCGGGCGGTGCCGGTGGCTTCACGCACGGGACCTGGACAGGTGGCGTTGATACGCAGGCGCTTACGACCAGCGGCAACGTCAGCGCGAAGAGTTTCATTTTCAGCTCTCGCATCGGCTAATTCCCTCGAGTATTTTGCATCGAGCGCAGCAACATCACGCTGACGCATCTGCATGTCAGTAATTGCCGCGTTCGCCAGCTTCAGTTCTCTGACATTTTTGTCGCGCTGGGCTTTGTAGGTTATGGCGTTATCACGGTAATGATTCAGCCCCAGACTAAGCGCACCACAGGCCACCAGCAGGGCAATGATGACCACGCACAGTACGCGGTTCATTTCACCACCAGCGTATCTGACCGATGAAATAACCGGAGGCCATAATCACAAACACCAGCCAGATAAGAATGAACTTCCAGGTGGATAATTTTTCAGCCATCACTCGAATCTCCCGAATCAGTTTGCTAAAATCAAACACACTTTCTCCTTTGACTTTTCCAGAGTCAGGAAACACAAAACCCCGCTTGCAGCCAACAAACGGGGTTTTTACTTTTATTCACTTAGTTTTTGTCAGTTCGCAGGATTTCGTGTTATCCGTCCGTGTGAGCAAACCGCATTTTTCAGCAAAATATTCTGCTTATCTGTCAATTCCCCAGCACGCCAGCGCACTCTCCTGGTCGCGACGGGATACCTGACCGTAACAGTTGTTTGAACGAATACGGCAGTCTCTGCCACCGTCCTTAATCCACCAGCGAATCGCTTCGCAGGCACCTTTTCGATCACCTGCATTAATTCGTCTGTAAAACGTCGACGGGAAACACTTACCGGGACCAATGTTGTACGGACAGAATGACGCGATCCCCGCTTTCTGGGGTTCGGTCAGTGGCACTCTGATGTTTTTCTCCACCCATGCCAGCGCCTTATCACGCTCAATGGCGTTAACCCGGTCGCATTTTGCCTTCGACAACTTCATGCCTGGAACAACAGGTTTACCATCCACCATGATGGCACCACGGCAGATGGTCCAGATCCCCGCACCATCACGGTATGCCGTGGTGTGGTTACCTTCCTTTTCATCCAGAAACTGGTCGAGAATGTCAGGCGCAGGCGCACCAGCGGCAATCAGCGCCAGAACGGCAGCCGACAGGCCGTATCTGATTTTTGCGTTCATGGATATTTATCAGGATTTATCGGTTTCTGCCCACGGACAGGTTTATCTGTTCCGGTCAGTGAATTAAGGTTGTGATTCCGGTGGAGTCTTCAGAGAACCAGTAATTCTTCCCGGTAGATTTCCTTTGTAGGTTATCCATACATTCTGCGCCTCTAAAATCACGGGGCGCTTTTCCGGCAACGGTTCGTTCCCTTCACATAACCCGGCAGCAACATCCATGAAAAACTGCTTCGCCTGCTTTTTCGCCTCAGCTTCGTAAAACTCCAGCGTGGCACCTTCAGTACGGTCAAGACTAATCGCCACATCTGGCAACAACAGTGACGGATACCCACCAACTTCCAGTGCCACAGTAACAGTAATCTTATCCGGGTAATTATTTATCCCTTTAACAACCAGTTCGTATTTTTTCTTCATCGCTTTACTCTCCCCGCGCCGCCTTACGCCGGTCCTCTCTGATTTTGAAATACAGGTTAGTCAGATATGTCAGCAGCCCAAACAGCAGACTCCCCAGCACGCCTATTGCCGCCCACTGAGACGGGGAAACCCTGTCCAGCAACTGCAGGAACCAGTAGCCCGTTCCCACCGCTGACGTGGTGTATGACACACCTGTTGTGATTTTTTCCATCTGGTACATACCCCGTCTCCCGTTATCCGGAAGCTCACAACAATATAAAGACCACCGGCACACACCGATGGTCCCTTGCGCAGGCTTACATCATCATGTCGCTGTCAGGTGTGGGTTCACCGCCATCTGAAGCACTCCCGTCACCCGCGATACCTTCCGGCTCCGGAACCGCTGGTACGCCCAGCAGCTCATCCAGAATGGCATCCACTTCTGCATCAAGACGCGCCTCAAGGTTCTGGCGGAGTTTCTGTTTCAGTGCACTCCGGACTTCTTCAGAGCGCAGGACTTCCTTCACTGCCTCAGCAGTGACCAGGGATGTGATTTCTGACATGGGATTTTCTCGTTGAAAGGTGTTGTCAAGAAAGTGACTACGGAATGAGCGGATCTTCGGGTTTGCTTCCGGCTGACTGACTGGCGCTGATTCTCTCAGCGGCCCTTTTATCAATCTGCCTGCGCCAGAAATCGCGCACTGCCCTGTACCCACCCGAAAGAAGATACATAACACAGACTGCCGTACAGAAGTACAGCATCACCTGATGAATAAATGTCATAATTTCTTACCGTTATGGTTGACAATGAGAACTGTTTTCATTTAGAAATGATTGATGTCGAAAGCATCTTTTCTTTACATTCTCCATTGGGATTACCTCCGCCAGCTTCCATTCCTGCCGCTGGCGGCTTTTTTTATCATGCCGCGATGTCCGCGTTGTTCACTTCCACCTTCACACTGTCAATCAGCAGCGTATATGTCGCCGCCTTTGATATGCCTGTCAGTTGCAGTTTGTCCGCCGCCCCTGATGCCGGAGATTTCACCAGTGTGAACGGCGTCCCCCGTTTCTCATCCAGTACCGGCGTCACCTGAATGCTGTTGTTTCCGGCAAACTCAAAAGCCAGTGTGTGCCATCCGTTATCAAAGACCCCGAACGTATCCAGCTTCGCATTCGGCTTCTTGTGGTGCATCGCGTTCAGGTTCGTCGCATCCGTCTGCAGAAAGAAGGACATCAGCATGTCGTTGCCTTCCTCTGCCAGCGTCACTCCCTCCGGCAGGGACGACAACTGCCAGTAAATGCCCAGGGCAAACTGATTCGGCACCAGTGAACCCGGCAACTTAAACCGTACGCTCACACGTCCCCCCTTCTTCAGTAACTCCACTCCCTGTCCGGCTGCATCATGCTCCAGAAACCAGATGTGGTTTTCCGGTTTATTCAGTTGCAGGGCCTTACCTCCCGTAGCCCCCGCATCACTGACCACCGCTTCAGCAATGTTTTTGTTAACATTGTCTCCGCTCGCCGGTTTGTGATAATAGCGCCAGCCCTGTGATGCCAGGTCTTCGCCGGACGCCAGCAGACTCATCAGGGTTCGGTTACTGACCGGGGCTTCCGGCTCTCTCTCCGTACCTTCACCGGAAGGTCCGGTGGGCTTCACCGTATCAGGCTGTTTTCCGGTAATGAATTCAGCGTTTCTCCCGGCATGCACAAGAATCGCCGTTGCCAGACGGTCGGAAATAATCCCACGACGTGCCCATGATCCAAAATGCGTTTTACGGTCAGCCGTCGTCCAGGTTTTGGCGTCCGTTCGACCACCGGCTCCGTAATACCCAATATCCGCAACATCCGGATCTTCTGACGGCTCGTTGGTACCCACATTTCGCCCGTTTTCATCCGTCATAAACGGCACAAAGAAGATTTTTTTTGCGGATTTCGTCTTGTATGCACCATACACCGCATCGTATTGCGAAGAATAAGTCTGCTTCCAGTAGTAGGTCGTGTCGCCACAAATCCAGGGAACCGATGACGGAGAGCCCCCGAGACACTGACCTCCGAATTCCGACAGGTCAGAACGATATTTTTCCACCATGGAATCAAACAGCCCCGGCTGAGTGGCGTATGCACCCTGTTTCAAATCAAACTCGCCCTGCATCCAGACCACTGCAAGCAGAATATTTTTAGGGTTGGCCTTCAGTGCGGCCTGAGTACGGGTAAGCAGGTCCTTGTACAGTGGCTTATCAACACCCCAGCGTGCCGAGGTCTCGCTTGCGCCGGTGGATTCGCTGAAGGTACCTTCATCGCCCGCCAAAAATGCAGAACCACCACGGCAGCACGGAACCAGAAGAATACCGGCATTCGCCGGAATAAACGGCAACAATTTCTTCGCGATATGTAATCCCTGCCCCACGCATCCATACTGAGCTGCGCTGGCTTTCGGGTGTGAAAACTTACTCAAATCCTGAACATCATGCAGGCAGTGGTCCGCAGGAATAATGTCATTGTAGTTACAGGACGCACCACCCGGCGTGACAGTGCTGCGACGCGCCAGCTGTTTAATACGCGGGTCCGGACGGTCATATGTCTCCGGCAGCGGAAGCCCTTCACCATACGCCATACCGTTTGACTGCCCGGCCAGGGCAACAACAAAGTAATACTCCGGGTTGCTGGTGGTGCTGATAACTGCGCCTTCTCCATCCGACGGCTTCACCACCACAGGTGTGGTGACATCACCTTCCGCCGCAATGGCCTGCATCAGGGTATAAGGCGTGATGGCCACCGGACTGCCAAATGGCTGCCACCCCTCCTTCAGTTTTTGTGTCAGTCGTTTCGCAAGGTCTGACGGCGATGCCGCCCTGAC